TGGTATTGTGCATTGTAGGCTCAAGTATCGAAGAGTCCCAAAGAAATTGCCTCGTTCTATAGAGGGACAGGCTGAATATTGGAAAAAGTATTACAATACAGAGGGCGGAAAAGGTGATCCAGCCCATTTTATTGAAGCAGTTAAAAAGTGGATGATGTAATGGCTGAAAATGATTTTCAAATAGACCCTATTCGACCAGATGATCTATCTTTAGATTCAGAATCTAGTATGAATATTAGTTCGAGTAGTAAAAATAAGTCAGCTTGGCAAAGTTTTGTTGACATGAATGGATTTAGGCAAAGACATCCAACCTTAATATTAGGAAAAAAGAAAAATGCCCGCAAAAAATCGCTACAAAAAAGAAAGTAAGTCTTCTTATCGTGATAGATTGAAGAAAACCGGTTCGGCTAGAAAAGCAGCGAATAAACGGGCTAAGAGAAAATATGCCAAGAAAAAGTAATAAGCAAAGAGCGGAAGTTATATACCAACTTTTCCAAAGGGCAGATAACGCCTATAGGAGAAAGTGGCAATCATCTTCACAAAAGTGTAGTGATTTTTATCACAACGACCAGCTAACAAAAAATGAAGAACGTATGCTAGAGCAATCTGGTATGCCTACTTTTACTATTAACAGGATAACGCCCGTTATTGAAATGATGAAATATTTCGCTACGGCTAAGAATCCTAGATGGCAAGCTGTTGGCGCAGAGGGTAGCGATACTGATGTTGCTGCTGTCCATTCTGATATTGCAGATTATTGCTGGTATCTATCGAATGGTAATTCTTTATATTCTCATGTTATCCAAGATGCTCTTATAAAAGGAGTTGGTTTCTTCCAAGTTGATATAGACCCTGATATGGATAAGGGTATGGGAGAAGTTGTATTTAAAAGAATTGATCCTCATGACGTATGGGTAGACCCTATGAGCAGAGATTTTCTTTTTAGAGATGCAAGTTATATAATTATTAAAAAAGACCTCCCTAAAACTCAGCTTATTAGTTTATTTCCACAATTTAAGAAAAAAATTAATGCTGCTGATGGCTCTGCTAACCAAGGAGGTCAGTTTTTTTCTCAGAGAGAATCTTTTAATTCTGATAGTATCCAGCCAGATGATATTGGTGGGGAAGCATATGATCCATTAACATCAGAAGAAGATGAAGTAGTAGATTGTTATGAATTCTATACTAAAGAAAAGTACAAACTTTATAACCTTTTTATTCAATTACCTCCAGATTCTCAAGGATTAGAGGAACTTCAAGAGCAGGTTAATGAACAATTACTTCAACTTAAAAATGAATTACAAGTTCAATTAAAAGAAAAAATGCTTCAAATTGATGCTCTTGTCGAACAAGGTGAAATGATTCCAGAGAGAGGTCAAATTGAAAAAGAGAAAGCTCAGAAAGAATTAGAAGACCAATTAGAGCAAGCACAAACATCATTAATGGCAAAGTTGAAAGAAGAATCAACTAAAATTGAAAACCAAGTTGTAACTGAGCCAGAATATAAAGAATTAATTAAGAATGATTTATTTGCATCAACTATTGTGGAGGCTGTGCCTTTTTATGATTCAAGAGTTAAAGTAAGTGTAAGTCTTGGTTCTGAGGTTATGCTTTATGAAACATATATGCCAATGGCTGATTACCCAATAGTGCCTATTCCGTATATGTGGACAGGCACTCCATACCCAATGTCAGCTGTACTGCCACTTATAGGTAAACAGCAAGAGATAAATAAAGCTCATCAATTAATGATTCACAATGCAAACTTGGCTTCTAACCTAAGATGGATTTATGAAGAGGGCTCTGTCCCTGAAGATGAATGGGAACAATATTCTTCTGCTCCCGGTGCATTGCTTAAATATAGACAAGGATTTGCCCCTCCCACACCAGTTCAACCCCAGAATATAAACCAAGCTTTTTTCTCTACTGTTCAAGAGGGGAAGCAGGATATGGAATATATGTCTGGTATTTATAGTTCTATGCAAGGTGACTTAGGGCAGCAACATGATACATATCGTGGATTACTTGCGCAGGATGAGCATGGGACAAGGAGAATAAAGGCTTGGATGAATGATATAGTTGAACCTTCATTAGAGCATCTTGGTAAATGTTTTCAATCAATGGCACAGAGTACTTATCGAGCACATAAAATTTTTAGAATAGTCCAACCTTCTCATATACAAGAAGAAAGACAAGTAGAGATTAATGTTCCTATCTATAATGATCTTGGAAGGGCAATTAATATGTTCAATGATTATGCATCAGCTAAATTTGACGTAAGAATTGTTGCAGGTTCAACTTTACCAGTTAATAGATGGGCATTACTTGAAGAATATTTTAGATGGTATCAATCTGGGCTTATTGATGACATTGCTATGCTTGCAGAAACTGATGTTCGTGGAAAAGAAAATATTCTTAAGAGAAAATCAATATACTCACAACTTAAATCTCAAGTTGATAGCTTAGAAGGTGCTTTGAAAGATAGAGATGGCACAATCGAAACATTATCTAGGCAATTAATACAATCTGGTATAAGGGATGAGACTAAAAGAGGCTCAGAAGCAATAACCAAAGAAACACTTGATACTAAAGCACAACAAAAATTACTTCGTGAAAGAATGAAGGATCAGGCTAAAGAAAAAACAAGAGAACCTTCTAATAAAAAATAATTTGCATTTAACAACAAAAAAGGAGTAATATAATGCCAGAACAAGAAGCAGCTAACCTGCAAGACAGCTCTGTTTCTGTCGAAGATGCCGTAACGGGCATAACAACTGGAGGGGATATTGATGATCCAGGTGATTTTTTCGCACAATTAGACGAACAAGTCAATGGGTCTTTCACTGAATCACCCCCACCTCCTCAAGAACAGATAACCTCTGAGAAGAGCCCTGTTGCCGAAGAGACAACCGACACCACTCAGGTGTCAAAACTCGAACGACTAGAAAAGCGATATTCGGATTCAAGCCGTGAAGCAAAGCGACTTAATAATCGTCTTCAAGAGCTAGAGCCTTATGCCCCTTTACTTGATCGTATGAGAGAAGACCCTAATTTGATTAGTACCGTCAGAGATCATATCAATGGCGAGAATCAACCAAAAGGCATGAAGGAAAGATTGGGATTAGATGAAGACTTCGTTTTTGACTCAGACGAAGCTTTTAGTGATCCAAATTCTGATTCTGCTAAGGTTTTCAATTCTGTTGTAAATGACAGGGTTAAAGGTATTGTTGGCAAACAAACCAAAGTTCAAAATGAACAAGCACAGCGTTCTCAAATGGAGAAGGATTTCAAAGAGAAATATGAGCTTGATAATGAACAATGGGAAAAATTTGTTAATTATGCTAATAGCCGTCAATTAACATTTGATGATATTTATTATTTGATGAATCGTGAAAATCGTGACCAAAAAGTTGCGAATGAAACTAGGAAACAAGTAGCTAATCAAATGCAAAATGTCAGGCAAAAGCCTCAGTCGTTTGCATCCAGCGGAGAACAATCTACAAACCCAGAAGACGGTGATGTGAATGATGCTGTGTTTGATTCAATACTCAAAGTAGGGATGGACGATATTTTTAACTAATGGAGTAAAAAATGGCTACAACCCCGCGATTCCTAAGTAATTGGGATATCAACGACACAGCTCTAGGTGCAGCTGGCTCTCGATTAGGTACTGATCTAAATACTGGTGTCCTTCGCAGAAAGTATAACTTTGGCAGTAGGGTATCAGAATTGGCGATTGCACAATCACCTTTTTTTAGATTTGTATCGAAAGTGGCTAAAAATCCCACTGATGATCCAAGTTTCAAGTTTACGGAACGAAGACCATCTTTTCATAGACGTTATGCATACGTAGTTGGGGCAATTAATGCTTCCACTACCGATGTGTTCAACGATGCAACGGTAACTGGATATGGCGCAGATGCTACAATTGCACTAGATGATACTTTAAAAGTATACATGGGGTGCGATTATAAGAGTGGCGGTAATATCCAAAACAAGTTCGGACAAGCAACCGATAAAATTGATATTGGTGATGCTGGTACAGCCCCTGAATTCTTTATGACTAAACAGATTGTAAAGATTCCTGTAACTTCCACAGCTGGTGGTGGTGCAAATGGAGCAAGCCCTACTGACTATATCCTTATGAGAATAACAGCTGTAGGTGCAGCAGGAAATAAAACTTTTGCTATGCAAAATGTTTCTTCTTCT